TCATTTGGGGCAAGAGAATTTCGCGATTTGCGTAATACCACTTGCGCTTGCGCTGGAGCCGTTTATTTCTGGCTTGTGTTGACTCGCGTGCCCTGGCTTCTTTTCTGTAAACTCTTACTTTATCTGGATTAGCTTTTTTCCATTGACGATTATAAATTAACTGACAAGCTTTACAGCGATTGCTCTTGCCATCTTTCTTGGAACTGTCTTTGTTAAACTGCTCAAGAGGCAACCCCTCCTTGCACATACAACATTGCTTTTCTAACAGGGACATGATGCGTTTATTACTGGCGCAATACTAGCCATCCAAAACGTAGTAGCACTATGCCGAAAGCAAGTCTGAAAGACGCCGCTTGAGGCATTTCAGGCGATTAGCTTCTCCAATGGAGACGGCCCAAAGCCGTCGTAATGACGCACAAAAACGCGCACTTTCCTTTCCATCGTTCTCAGCAAAAAGGCGGCCCAAAGCCGCCGTTCAAGCTTTTAAAGATGGTATTGTCCTTAATTTGCCTGTTCCCAGAAGCTACGCATAGCTTGGCCGTGTCATCACATAAGACTGACACAGCTTTTTTGAAATTCGCCCCTCGATGGAGAGGCTCCGTCCCTTTGGGGGACTCCGCTGCTAGGACATCGGGGCTTGTCTAGCCTTTTTGTCCGTCACTTCGCGCTTGGGGCGCTTCGTTGGAGGAGAGATGTCCGGGAGGGACTAAGCGGGAGGAGCCGGGCTTGGCGTGTGCTCCGCTTACGGTAATCGTATCTCGGCCTGTGGGTCAAATGTGGCTTTTTCCGTATCATGGTGATACAAAAGCTAAAAAATCTTCACAATTTTTTAAGGATTCATGAGGGTATGGTCGTTTGCTGAAGAATGTATTAAATAATGCATGCACGATTTGTGAGAAGAACTAGCGTGGTAAAACCATGAGCTATCACTATGTTTGGTCTTCCAGAAAGGCAGCCTTTCGTCTATGGAGGCGTAAAGCTTTGGCCGTGCTTTAGCAGGCCAGAATTTCAATGGTTTGCAGCGATAGACGGCAAGCCTTGCTATTTCAAGAGCTTGAATGAAGCGAAGCTGTTTATCAAAGATTTGGTCTCAAACGAGGATGCCGAGAATTTGTGCGACTAAAGGAAGGTTTCTCATTTCCATCGCCTTGGCTGAGCTAGCCTGCTTGGGTTGATTCTCAGGGGCCATTGGCCCCTTCTTTGTCTTATGGCGCTTAAGGAAAATGCAAAGTGTGAACCAATTGCTCGTACAGGGCGAGTGCAGGATTGGCTTGATAGCCCCGAGGGGCGCCTCGCGGTGAGCTGCACCACATTTGTAGTGGAAGATTCAATGGAAGGGCCGGATGGAATTGAGGCGTCGTGGCGTTTTGTTTCTCATGCTCTTCGCAATGCCGCTGGTGCTGCCGTTAATTTGTCAAAGCTTCGCCCTGAAGGCTCTGAAAATGGACGCGGCCTTACTGCTAGTGGCCCAGTAAGCTTTGCTGGCTTATACAGCAAGTTGAATGAAGTGTTGCGTCGTGGCGGTGCGTTTAAGAATGGCGCTGTTACTTTGCATCTTGATTATGATCATCCAGACGCAATTAAATTTATTCAAGCTTCCCGCAAAGATCTTCCCTGGGTGAAGCGCTCTATTACTGTTGATAATGATTTTCTAGATAAAGCATCGCCCGAGCTTATTGCCGCTCTTTTGAAGGCAATTGCCAATGGTGATATGTGGCTAACTAAGAAGCGTTTTGATGCGAAAGGGGAGCGTATCTGGCCTAATGTCTGTGAAGAGATTTGGCTAAAGCATCGTGGCACTTGCTTGTTACAGCACGTAAATCTTGGTGCTTGCACCATTGATAATATTGGAGGAGCGTTCGCGGAAGGAATGCAACAGCTAGTTGATCTCCATCCCAATACTGGCGTTGGCGACACTGGTGAATATCTTCCCCCTTCCATTGACAAACAAATTGGCTTGGGCGTGCTGGGTTTGGCCAATTTCCTCGCCATCCATGGCATCAGTTATAAAGACTTTGGCGATGCTCTTGAAGCCTATTTAATTGAAGACCCCCATCCCTGGTCTCACCATTGGACGGATACCGTGGCTGGAAAAGCCGTCTACGCTTTCGACAAAGGCATTCGAGCTGCTGCTGAAATCGCCCGCGAGTATGGCATGGAACGTGCTTTCTGCATTGCCCCCACTGCATCATGCTCCTATCGCTACCTTGACTCCCGCGGTTTCACCACTGCTCCTGAAATTGCTCCTCCCATTGGCCGCATTGTTGACCGGGATAGTGGCACTTTTGGCGTGGAGAGTTTTGACTATGGCGAAGTGGAAATTGCTGCTGAAGTGGGCTGGGAAACTTTCTTCAAAGTAGCAAATGGCATTGTTTCTCTTTATCAACGCACTGGCCTTTTCCATGGTTATTCCATGAATACTTGGGGAGATTTGGTCACTTACGATGAAGCATTCCTGCGTGATTGGCTAGAATCTCCTCAGACAAGCATCTATTACAGCCTGCAAGTTCTTCCAGACATGCAGCGTAAAGATGACGCATACGCCGCGCTTGATGAAGATTTCAAGAGCATGTTTGGCTTCGACGATGATGCCAAAAATGCTTCTGAAAGTTGTTCATTAGACGGTGGTTTTTGTTCTAGCTGCGCTGAATGAGACAAGGGCCTTGCGGCCCTTTTCTTGCCCAATTTTCCTTCGCATTGTTTATTGAAATGACTGTTGCAAGCCCCTATCTCAATTTGCTTACCAAGAAGCGCTCTTGGCAGCCCGTTGCCGTGGCCAAGGGGAAAGTCACTGAAGGAGCCGAGGCGACGCTATTCAAGGCGCTTGCGCTGCGCCATCTGGAGATTCCAGTGAAGGAGCTGCTAGAGCAAGGCATGCAACGCGAGCTTCCTTCAACGCCTGGCATCATTGAAACTCTTCGTTCCAATCAGGAGGATGAAGATCGCCACTTGGATGCATTGAACTATGTGGCTGATGCTCATGGTACAGATGAAAAGGCTGAAAAGGAAGTGATAGACATCTTGAAGGCATGGAATGAACATCCTGCCCATCCTATTTTGAAGGCGGGCATCATGGAGCGTTCTATTTTCTTTGTGGCACTTCCGTTTTTTCGTCAAACTGGTGACGTTGGCATGCGCACTGTTTCGCAAGACATCAGTAGGGATGAAAGGGTTCACACAGTGGCCAATGCCATGGTGAGCAAAGAGCTAGGCGAGAAAGAAAGCCAAAGCCTTGACAAGCTTCGTGCCGCCACTGCTGCTTGGCTCTTTGATGATCTTGGTGCGTCGTCTAATCAGTGGCTGAACAAAGATTTTTGGCTGCGCCAATCGAAGAGCTTGTTCTGGACGGGCAAGGCTCCTGATATGGCAGTTAGCAGGAACAGTAGGGCGATTAGTTTCTTTGAAAGTCCGAACACCTCGCTTCCTATGTATTCTTAGAGACCCCTCGCTTCTCTTCCCAAATAGCAGGGCGCCCCATTTGGGCGCCTTTTTGTTTTTTACGCTATTTACTTATTATAATTAGCAGGACGAGCAAATCACATGGGAAACACGCGCAGGCCCGATGGCCGCACACTGGGCAAAGCGATCATTCAAGACGGCAGGCGCCCTTGCACTGTCTGTGGCGAAATTAAGCCCCTTGAGGAATTTGCAAAGCATCCCAAGGGAATGATGGGTAGGCAGGGATGGTGCAAGGAATGCGGCAATGCCAAAGCGAGGGCTCGTTACAACGGCAACGCTGAGTATTATTGCAGCAGAAGGCGCGAATCAAAGCGCGAATATGATCAAAGGCGCTATGCGGAAATGATCGCAAGTGGAAACAAGCCCAAGAAGGATCCCATTAAAGCCAAGAACTCCTATTTGCTGCGCAACTATGGTATCAGCTACGAAGAATACCTTTGTCTTTTAGAGAGTCAGGATCACAAGTGCGCAATTTGCGGTGCAGAGGAGTCGGACAGGAAGACTAGGGAGCTGGTGGTTGACCACTGCCACGCCTCAGGGAAAGTCCGTGGCATGCTTTGCCAAAAATGCAACTTAATGCTTGGCAATGCAAATGATTTGATTAGTACGTTAGAGCAAGCCGTTATCTACCTAAGGGACAGGGGTGAAGGTTAATTTTTGAATGCAAGGCGCCTTTCGGGGCGCCTTTTGCTATGCTTGTTGAGTTCCCGCTCTGCTTTGCACCGGGCTACCACCACTGCTGCTCTGTCGGCAGTGTGCAGCCAGTTCTGAGGTCCACCGTTGGTTGTGGAGTGCCTTTCCTGGCTTGCGTTTTGATAGAGTCCAAGCCTCTGTTCGTCCTTGAGGCGCTTCACGCTTGGACCATCTGACGGTTAAGTGTTGTGGTACACGTTGGGCAGATAGCCCAGAATGCCAGGTTCGATTCCTGGGGCTGTCCTATGATGATTCTTCTTCTCCATTGAGCCATGGCACGGTTTCGCATTGTTCAAAAGCCGTCAGTACTAGATCCACATCGACCAATGTATGAAGTGCAGGAAAAAGAGCTTTGGTGGTGGAATTTTCGTAACGTGTTTAACGATTTGGATGAAGCTGAAGAATGGACAATCAAAATAATTGAAAGTCTTGAGCGGCCATTTGTAAAAACTTGCGTGGTAGGTGAATATAAATAATGTTCAAACCATCACCTCGTGCGGCCACGTATGACGTTGGCGAAGATTTGCAGACAGTACTCAAATATTTGGCAAGAAGGCTGAATGTAAGCACTGGCACCATCATTGGAATGGGAGTAGCAGCAGTAGAAGAAGCGGTGAAGGTACAAGGAGAAGATTCCTACGTTATCAACGTTGAAAAAGACGGACAACTGTCGGGCTGTAAATTAAGCTCTTACATTGAACACATACAAAGCAAAAGGTAATGAGCGCTTTCGTCACAAGCGACACTCACTTCGGCCATGCAAAGATGATTGATTTCTTGCGTCCTAATGGCGAACTATTGCGTCCATTTGCATCATGTGAAGAAATGGATGAAACTATTATTGAACGATGGAACAAAAAAGTAGGCAAACGCGACACTGTTTACCATCTCGGTGATGTAGTTATTCCTCGCGCATCGTTAAAGCTTCTTTCTCGTCTCAATGGAAGAAAGATTCTCATTCGTGGTAATCATGATCAAGGCGCATTGAAAGACTATTTGCCATATTTTGAAGATGTGAGGGGAGCATTCTTTCATCCTTGTGATAGCACGTTTCCCGGTGGCTTAATTTTCACGCATATTCCCGTACATCCATCGTGCTTATCTGGGCATTACACAGGTAATGTACATGGTCATTTGCATTGCCATCAAATTTTTACTGACGATGGGAAAGTAGATAAGCGTTATTTCAATGCCTGTCTAGAAAGGAACGACTTCGCTCCGATAGAGTTTGAATACATAAAGGACTTTTTCCGTCGTGAGCGAGCGTCGAACGTTCAACACGCCCCTGCGTGAACCGCTCAACCCAATTATTTATCAATCATTGAGAGCCATTGATTGGCACAATGCTCAATTTTTCCTAACTATGGACCATTGGCATCTCGAAAAAGCTGCCATCATTAGACAGTATGTAACAGAACTAAAGGCTTGGATTTATGCGCAGGAGGAAACTATGGAGAGTGTGGGCAAAGGCCTTGGGGAGTAAGGAGAGCAATTGTGACAAGGAAGCAGATACAGTGGCAATTGTTCGCACGTTTATTTTTGCTTCGTATTTGATTACAAATCTGGCGATATGCGCTAATGCCATTCGCCATTGGAATGATAGTGAATGCACAGTGCAGGCAGTAAAAAAGGGGCCTTAAGGCCCCTTGCTTAATGCTCAAAACCAGTGCGGCTTGGGCACATAAGCAACACCGCGATAAACGAGAGAAGCATGTTGAGCTTCTTTTAGACGCGCAGCTTTTTCGAGCTGCTGCTTGATCAGAGCGAGTGGGTTCATGAGAGTTCCCGATGAAATGCGACCCCGTTCCCTGCCGCATTGTCATGCACTCCATCGCTGGAGCGAACGTCCTTTCAGCTTAGCATGATGCCCCTGACAGGATTTGAACCTGTACTACAGCGATTTTAAGTCGCTTGCCTCTGCCTGGTTGGGCTACAGGGGCGTGAGGAGCGAAGGCGCTGAAGGCGGGGCTTCAATCCGCCGTTCTACAGCTTTTAACTATGGGTCGGCCCACAGCCTTCGATCCATCTTGGCAACGAACAGCATCCCCCGATACTGTTCTTTTGAAACGCTGGCCAGCGTGCTTCGCGAAAGCTTTGAAATCATAACACGACGATGGTCAAGCGTCATATTCTCTTAAGCTTTCACTGCCGTCATGGTCTGGCATGTAGTCGTCGTCAGTGGCATCTGCTTCCCAAGAGCGCTCCAACTGCTCTTCTTCCTTTAAGCGCTTGGCATGAGCTTTAAGCTTTGGGAGCAATGTAGGAATGTATAGATGTTCTGCAGCAAGAAGCTGGAGCGAGGTTTGCCTACTAACAGGAGCATTTTCTAATAGCGCAACAAGGAATTTCGTTTCCTGTATGGTTAATTTGCAATAAGTCACTTCATGACGGAACTATTGTTTGAAAATCATACTAGGAGATTAAGCTTTCGATCCAGCCAATATCATCATCTTTACTCGCGGCAAGAATGGCACCAGCCATTGCAAATGCCAAGTCGTCAATGCCAGTGGCTTTACCACCAGTCACGCTCCATTGTCCGCTCGGTTTATACACCACAGTTAGATTCTTGAGCTGCATAATTGCTTTCTCATGGCGATAGACATTAATTTGCCCTGCATTGAACAGCTCTCGCATTTTGCTAAAAGCTTTCATTTTTGAACTAACTGTCCAAGTTAGTTCCGTGATAGGCAGATCACTGGCCAAGCTTTGGATGGTGCCAGCACTGTTGAACTGGTCCATCACAATGGTGTCAAAAACATATAGGCGATGTTGTTCCTTAATCCAATCTTCCACTGCATTGATATTGACCTCCATCCTTCCATTGATTTCAAAATCAGCTACGAACGAATGGAACTTATCCACGACGAGAGTGCCGTTTTCGTAGTGAACAATGCAAGCAGTGTAGTCGTCACGGCCAACGCCACCACGGGCGGGGTCAAGGGCAAGGACGTAAGCTCCTTGGAATTCAGGACGTGGTGGTAGTGCTGCGCGGCGATCATCAATACAGGCATCAATCACATCGCTATTAACTAGCGCCGAAAGATTGGAGGCAAATTGCGCTCCATATTCAACTTTAAATTTCTCGGGATCGCGTTGTCTCTCTGTGTCAAGAAACTCTTGCGAAATACTTGGATTCATCTCCCACGTCGGAAGATTGATCGCTTGCATAAAAGGAAATCGTCCTGATGATGCTTCTTTGAAATGCTGATAGAAGATACCGTCAGTTAGCCATGGTGAGGACAGTTCAAGGATGCGTCCTTTCCCGCCGAACTGAGCAATGGCAGGAGAGAGTGCGTCGTAGATGCCACGGCCTCCACTGTTTGCGTCGCCTTCAGTGGCGAATGCAAGTTCGTCAAACACTGCTCCGGCACAAGCAAGACCACGAGCAGCACGGCCCGATGTAGGGATGGCCTTAAATACGCAATTGTTGCTTAGTTCAATGATGTCGGCAGTTTCGCGGACAATTTCTTGAGCAAAAGGGCTTTCAATGATTAGTTGACGGATGTTGTTGAGAGCGATGCGGGCCTGGTCCTGACTGTTTGCCACTGTCACCACGTACCATCGCTCCCCCTTTCGCACCTTGCGTCGATATTCCTCTTCAAGGACGAAGCACATATAAATGCATGCCACTGCGGCCATTAATGTTTTGCCACTTCTTCGTCCTAATGCCCATACTGCATGCGATTTTCCTGGCTGGAAGAAGTCATCCAGAATACGAGCTTGAGCTGGATAAAGCTCTAAGCCAAGAGCGTGTTTCGCAAAGTCTGAGCATTTAAGCATTGTTTCAAAGTCGATAACGACTGCAGTTCAGTTTTAGAAACGAAATAAGCAGGGCGTCCACCCGCTGGATCTTTCTTCCATTGTTCCTTCATCGCATCGGCAGCTTTTATCCAGCCATGAATGAGAGTGATGCGATTTTCAATCGTGACAAGCACCAATATCTTATCTGGACTTTCATCTAGTTGCACTATTAAATCGTAGTAATGCTTGGAACGAGTTTTAATGTCAATGTTGGGAGGAAGATCAAAAGAGCCGCGTTTTGCTTCTGTTTCTTGATAAAGCTGGTCTTCCATTCCAAGCATTACTGCCACTGCCATTTCGCCTGCAGCTCCGAGCATGTGATAGCGAAGAGCCAGTTCTCCTTTCTCCGCTTTTTCCCCACCATTGTTCCGGCTTTTTCTGCATTGTTGCTCGTTAATAGTCTGCCTGCGAAAGGCTTCAGCGCGAGCATGCTGTCGTTGATCGGGAGTGAAAGCAAATGTGAGAGGCATTAACCAGTCCATAATGGCTAGCTTCTACGACCAATGTATCCAGGAATTAGACTGAAAGCAATACAACATAGCCATTAGCATTCGTTATGGAAGGCGAAGCAATTGATTTAGGGCATGCCACTGCTGGAGGCATTCGCGCGGACGGCCTTCAAAACGTGCTGATTGGCATGGGCACTGGTCGTGACAAGGCGCAATACACTAAAACCACTGCCACGGTCTTCCTCGCTCAAGAAGAGCTTGAAAATCTCTATGGCGAATGGCTTCCCCGCCGCATTGTTGACATCTACGCAGATCAGGCCACGAGAAAGGGCTTTAAAGTGTTGTTTGGTGGTGATGGCGTAAGAGCCGAGGAAGTACAAGGCATTGAGCAAACGATTGAAGACCTCTACATCCTTGAACACCTCAATCTCGCAGCCAAGAACTCCCGCCTTTACGGGGGTGCTTGTCTACTTCTTTTTATTGACGATGGGCGTCCCGCTTACATGCCTGTCGATAAACGCAACATACGTCGTATCGAAGAAATTGAATGCCTTGATCGTTGGCAAATTGCCCCAGTTATCAACGAAGAAAACTTATACGACTATTCAAAAGCCACTTATTATCAGATCATTTCTGGAGATTTAATTAACGAGCCGACGCTTTCTTATATTCACAAAGATAGGATTTTGCGGTTTGATGGCGATTGGTTGCCTTATCGCGTGAGGCAACGTAACTATGGCTGGGGCATGAGCAGTTTGCAAACTGTTTATGATAGCTTCCGTCATTATTGGACTGGCCTTAATTCGGCTGCCACTCTCCTCACTGAATTTGACATTTTTGTTCATAAAGTGAGGGGCTTAGCAGCAATGCTTGCTGCTGGCAAAGAAAGCTCCATTCGTGATCGCCTGCAAGTGAACGATATGAGCAAGAGCATTTATCGCGGCTATGCAATTGATGCTGAAAAAGAAGAGCTTGAATTTATTAGCCGTAATTTTGGCGGCATTGGAGAAATCCTTGAAAAGCTGCGCGTAGATATTATTGGCGCCAGCAAAATTCCTCACACAGTGCTATTTGGTGAAAGCCCAAGTGGTCTTGGTTCCACTGGTCGCAGTGAAGAGCGTGATTTTGCAAAGATGCTTTCTGATTATCAAAGCGTCCATTTCAAGCGGCCAATGAAGAAACTGCTTGAATACATCATGCTGAGCAAGGAGGGTCCGACGAAGGGAGAAATGCCTGATTCATGGCGCATTGCTTTCAATCCATTGTTCGAGCTTAATGAGCGCGAAATGGCTGACGTAAGGGCTCGCGTAGCCGCTGTAGATGGCCGCTACATCCAACTGGGCGTCCTTACACCCAAGGAAGTGGCAGATGCCCGTTACGGCGGTTCTGAGTGGAGCATGGAACTCACGCTCGACCCTTCAGTGGAACGCGCCAATGAAATGCCCACCCCAGAAAGGGGTGGCTCCACTCAATCCGGGGGTGGAAAGCTGGCAGTGCCGCCTGGCGGGCGCGATCCAATGGACGAAGAGAATGGCACGCTTCCTATGGATGGAAGCAGGGAAGTGGAAGACAGCCGGGAAGATAGCGCTGCCGGTCTTTTCTTGCCTCGTGATTTAGAGGAGATTCGCGGCGACGTAACGTTCACTGACAAGGAGCTTCATTCTCGTGCAGTGAGTGCTGCAAAAGCTAAGTTCAAAGTATGGCCATCTGCTTATGCAAGTGGCTATGTTGTGCAACAGTACAAGCAAATGTACAAGAAAAAGCATGGTTCACTGAGCGGTGCTTTCAAAGGTGATGAAGGTGAACTACACGCCGATGATCTTGATAAGTGGTTCAAGGAAAAATGGGTGAGGATTGGCGCTAACGGCGAAATTCTTGGACCTTGCGGCGCTCGTGAAGAAAAAGAAGGCAAGCCCAAATGCCTTCCTCAGGCAAAGGCTCAGGCTATGAGCAAAGAAGAGCGTCAAACGATTGTGCGTCGTAAGCGTGCAGCGGATCCTGATCCAGAGCGGAAAGGGCCAGCAAAAATGGTCAGCAGCAAAACAGACGCGATTGAACCATTGAAAACCAGCGGTCTTATTCTTGCTGATATTGATGAGGCTTCTCTCATTGATGAAGAAGACATTTCCGCTGCATTGAATCAATGGAAAGAAGAAGCGCCTGAGCGCTTCAAAGACATTCTGGAGGCAGAGGATGTCCAGCCTCAATGATCTCTCTCAATTTTCTGAAGCTATTGTTCGTTTTGATAAATCATCCTGGCGTTACGACCCTGTCAGTGGTCGGTATCGCGGCGCTAATGGACGCTTTCTCAGCGCTCGCGCAGTGGAAGCATTGGTGGATGGTCGAATTAATAAGCTTGGCGCTGAGCTACGGCGTTTTACACGTATGCTTAGCGCTGGTGATATTACGCTGGACCAATGGCAAGGAAGCGTAAGGGAGGCGCTTAAGCTTGTCCACGTACAGGCAGCAATCATCGGCAATGGTGGACGAGAAACCATGCGGGCAAACGACTGGGGGCGCATCGGGCAGCGTCTCCGTGTGGAATATGCTTACTTACAGGGCTTTGCTCGCGATCTTTTGGATGGCCGCGTTTCTAGTGCCATGGCTCTTGCTCGTATCGGGCTGTATGCTCAAAGTGTACGCGGATCTTTTTGGGAAGGAACTAGTATTCGGCAAGAAAAGCAAGGCTATTCTCTAATGCGCCGTATTCTTGACTCTCAGGC